AATTTAATTTTTTTATCTTCTTCTTCACATTTTCTACAATATATTTCATATTCGACTAAAGTCATTTTTGAAATCATTTCTTCGTGCTCAATTATAAAATTAGGAGCTTTTAATTCTCTTAATCGTTTTACTCTTGCCTGTCTTTCTTCTTGAAATTTTTTATTTCTACTAATAGTATCTTCAATGATTTCTTTCATTTTTCACAGCATCCATTTGATAATTATTAACATAGTTGATAGGAATAAGTCAATATTTTTAGATAATTAACGCGGTGCAAATTGTTGCTGTAGATTGATATTATCAAAAAACTCTTTCTTAGTATCTGGGTCCAGTTTAAATGCACCTTCTAATACTGTTGTCTGTGTTAGACTTGAATGAGCCATAATACCACGATTTTCGCAGCAACCATGCGTGGCCTGTATATATACTGCTACGTCTTTACTGCCTGTGGCCTTCATGATTTCACGTGCGATATCATTACAGAGTTCTTCTTGTAATGTTCCTCTCTGCGCACACCATTGAGCGATACGTGTGTATTTGCTTAGTCCGATGAGTTTGTTAGCAGCAATAATACCAATATATGCTACACCTTTGACTGGTTGATGATGGTGACTGCACATGCTACGTAGTTCACTACGCACTACTAGCATTCCTCGATAACCTTCTTCGATTTCGTTTGGAAATGCTGTGGCATCAGGAGCAGGTTCATATCTACCGCTCATGATCTCATTGAAGTACATCTTAGCTAGCCTACGTGCTGTGCCTTGACTGTTGGGATCTTCTTCACGATCAATCAATAAAACATCCAGGACATCTTCAAATGCCTTAGTTGCTTCTTCGATGAGTGCTTCTTTTGCTTCGTCAGTTATATATTCTGAGATATTATCACCAGCCCAGAAACGCTTGTTGTTTGCTCGTAAATTATTACGAATTGTTTCACTTACTTTGTATTTTGCCATTGGTTCTCCGATTTAATGTCGTGGATGACATGTTTAATTTATAGTATACGAATGTATTTAGGTCAAAGTCAAACTGTTTGAATATTTTTAACATAGATTTTTCAATAGATTTTTTGCACTGAAAAAATTGTAATGTAGTAATCTTACTTGACTTTCAAGTAGTTCAGCATGTGCATCATAATTAGACATATAATTCCGTATGGTCTGTATCAACTTATCTTTGTTTAATACATAACTATCAAAACTTTCTGTCCATTCACTAGGATACCGCCAGTTTTCATCATACATTTCACTGTAACTTAACCTATCAGGAACTATGGGCAAAGCATCAACCAATGCACCTTCGTACATGCTAATACCTAGAGTTTCTTGTAGATTAGCACTGAATACTATCTTAGCCTGCCCAAGTAAATTATGGTAAGCATCTTTAGTTAGGCCAAGTTCTTGGCATACTATCCATTCATACTCTGGCATACTGTTGGCTAGATCTTTAAAAATCTCAACTTGCTTTTCTGGTGCTATGCGATGTGGAAACAAGATTAAATCACGCTTGGGACGTTTGAACGGAGTTAACAACTCGGGCATATATTCCATAGGCCAGCCTGTGCGCACAATCTTACCTTCACGCATTAGACTGCCTGCCACGTTAGTGATCTTGCCCTGTGGAACTTCAAGCAAGTTTTCAACAAACATGTCGATATGGAACTGTGTAGCAAAGTAATTATGGTCGATGGCATTGAAAAAACTTTTCTCTGCATATCTAACCCATGGAGCATCACCGATCAGTCTACCTAAAAAATCTTGTGGATCATAACTGCCAGCATGCCATAAAGCATGAATCTTTACGAGGATACCCAGTAACTCACTCATATATTTTAAGTTTATAATACCGGGGTGCCAAGCATCTGTGAATATAAAGTGGTCACCTGACTTAACACTACCTTCTGTAAAAAGCCTTCCCATTATCTCAACTTGTGCGGCTTTATAGATGTTTGTGCCGCCAAAATTGAGAAAAGCTCCGGGGGTTGTGGCTGCCGGGATATCGTGCGGGCCCGAAATAACATAGACTTCATACCCGTGTTCTTCCAAGAGTTTAGGTACATGGGCTTTCCATTGACCCGTGTACCTAGACTCAACAGCTTCTAGATCAACTAGAAAAACTGTCATTAGCGTTGACCTTGACGCTGACGCCATTGTTCACGGCGACGACGTCTTTCCTGCCATTCTTTATATGCAGGTGATTTATACAAGTCTGCTGGGTCAAACTTGATAAGGTTAAAACGGCAATAATTTAGCCAAGCGTCTAAATCATTGTAGATTTGTGTTACTTCTGGCTTCATGCGTAGATACTTATTGAGCCATGCTGGTTGTGCCATACTACTTCTCCTTACAAGTTAATTTCCAATTGATTATATTCTTTGATTAATCCTACTAGTTCCTCTTCAGTATTGCATAGAACCTTAGCAGTAGCCCACTCATCATTTTCGTTAACCCCGCCAATTTCAACCACCCAACCGTTGTCATATCGGTTAATAGTAAAATTGTCGTTTACTTTTGCTAATTTAGCAAGTTTTGCCACAGTATATCTCCTTAGATAATGATAGTTTGAATAAATAACAACAATAGAGAGATAGAACTATGCCTAAACTTGCTATTGTTAATGTTAATGATACCTGTTATTTGTGCGGTTGTCAAGCCTTTTACATAAGTTATAATTCTAAAAAAATGAGATGTGTTGAGAAAATTACTCAATGTCCAGGTTTCATTAAAAAAGCACAAGCATCGAGAGACAATAATACCACGCCTGCTCAGCGACGAGCACATATGAAACAAATGAGTGAAAAAGGCCATGCTGTTCTTAAAACAAAACAAGCTGACCAAACGTGGGTTGCTGCTAAAGGAAATAAGATATCTAAAGCGATTGCCAACAGAGGTGGACATTCTGGTAAAAATAATCCCATGTATAATAAAACTCATAGTAGCAGTACTAAACAAAAACAATCAGAGAAAGCTATTAATCGAAATCCTACGTGTTACATGGCAGCAACAGATACAAAAATTAAAAAAGGTATTGCTATTCCTAAAGAATTAAAAACTGAATGGGATCTATATAGAGAACAAGTTTTCAATTATACTTATAGGAGTTGGAAACACCATCAAAATAAAATTAATCCTCAAAATTTAGAACGTGGATCTAAGTTTGAATTAGATCACAAATTTAGCATTACTGAAGGATTTAAACAAAATGTTGCTCCAGAGATTATAGGACATTATGTTAATTTAGAATTACTACCTAAGTTTGATAATAGATCTAAACGTATAAGTTGTTCGATAACTTTAGAAGAACTAATTAAAGCTGTGGAGCAAATTCAATAATACCATCTGATTCCCCATCCTCAGACACTACTACTCTATAGTATCTATTACCGTACCTTGGTATTAAATGGTTTTCTAAAATATCAACTGCAATCATTTCACACGATTTGTGATTTTGATTACCGGCTCTGATAAATTCCTGTAGTTCCCATTTAACTAAGAAAAATTCTAATTCACGATCAAGATGTGTAACTGATATGGTTACTTCAACTTTAAACAAATGTCGATGTTCATTCTCAAGAAACTTGATACGAGGATTAATAGCACCTGCATTAGGATAGTAATGGAATCCTTCAAATTCCGTTCTAACTTTAATAGAAGTTTTACGAAGTCCTGTTGATTTGATCTGTTCTATTTCTTCACGTTCAGCTTGCGTCATTTTCTTCAATCTTTCCAGTTAGTTCGTTGAAAATATCGATACAGAAATCAAAACCCAACAATGCTTCGGGCAAGAGTTCCATAGTTAACTTTGATGTTAGCACATCTATCATCGCAGGTCTATCTAAAAATTGATAACTGAATCCACTGCCTGGGGTTCTTTTGGCTATGACTTTACCACCATACAAATCTCCCATGTGTCTTACATAGACGTGTGCAAGTAATTCTTTTCCTCGACCATCATAATGTAGCTTAATCAGATGTTCTTTATATCGTTGGGTGCTGGCAAGGGCAGGCGCAATAATTTCTGCTTCAAATTCTCTAAGATCTGCTTCAATCGCGCGAGTTCGTTTGATATCTTGCATGTCATGAAACAGTCTGTTTATCTCACCAAAATATTCTAGCGTATTATAGATATGATACATCTGCTGAAGATACATAATGTAATGTTCTACAGTGATTTTGCCGCTGAACATGTATTGAACAAAATCTGAAGATTCTGCTTCTGCATGTTTCATTTTAGTGTATGGGCTAAGAATGGTCATTTAATGCTTGTGTCCTTTGAATATTGATCCCAATGTGTATAATGATTTTTGCTCATTAGGTCGTGTAGTTGGTGCGTCCAAACACCTGGATTGGTTGCACCCCATGTTCGATCATCTAGTTTAAGTGTTGTGTTATAGTTTAACTGATTAATGTAAGGTAGTTTAACACTAATCATAGGAACAAATTTAGGATAATCACAATAGCATGATTCTAGTATGCCTTCATGATGTTTGACATCATAATCCAAAGTTACCCAATACCCTGCTTCTAAACAACCTTTGATTACATGATCCCATAGCTTGTATGATTCGTATGACTCATCCGCAGGATTAAAACTTTGGCTGGTACCAAAATAAATTTGCTTGATCCTTTTTGAATAATCAACATGTGACTGCGAATCGTTAGCGATGCTTAGTATTTCCTCTAGAGGGGGAGTGCCAACAACAAACAACGTAAACATGCCATAGGCAGGTGTGTGTTCTACTTCATAACCTGTAAAGAATGTGACTGCTTGTCTTTCAGATGTGTTTAACATATCTTCTTTAAATTTAATATAATAATTTATGTTACAAGGATAAGGGTTGCTTGTCAACAAAATTGAATAAATAAAACTGTAGTTCGCGATGCGGGAACATCCAACTACTCTAACAGTTAAAAAGGAACTATCAGCATGAGTATTTACACTCTTTACATCAAGACCCATAATAAAACAGGGTTAAAGTATTTAGGTCAAACGTCAAAACAAGACCCTCATAAGTATGCAGGATCTGGTACATATTGGCTCAAACATTTAGCTAAACACGGATACGATTATACGACTGAAATACTAAAAGAATGTCATTCAAAAGAAGAATTAAAAACATTAGGGTTATATTACAGCAACCTATGGAATATCGTAGAAAATAAAGAATGGGCTAACTTGCAACCAGAACGAGGCGATGGTGGCAATGGAGCAAAACTAGGAAGAGTAGTAAAAGAAGAAACAAAAATAAAGATAGCCAACAAATTAAAAGGGCGAAAAGTTGGTCCTCGATCAGATGAGACAAAATTAAAAATATCAAACGGGCATAAAGGTCTCAAAGGAAGTGAATACCAAAAGCAAAGAATGAAAGAAGTGCATACTGGAAAAGTCGTGTCTGCTGAAACCAGAATGAAAAAATCTAAGGCGCTAAAAGGTAGATCGCTAGAGGATCTGCATGGTCCTGTAAAGGCTGCTGAACTTAGAGCAAAACTTTCAATGCCTAGAAAACCCAAACCTCAGTAATCCCATTTGATATAACCCCTACTGTATCCTGCTGGTCTATTTAATCCATCCGCAAACGCTTGTTGCCACTCTGTACTTCTAGTGTATGCTTGCGACCAATAACTGTCAACTTCTAGTAAACCATTTTGTATCCAATCCCTAGCATTAATCATAGCATTGTAAAAATTTGGAGTCCGCGGACTGGGGAAACTAATGGTACAGGCTTTCCATAGTAGTGGCCCAACACTTATATTAATGTTTTTGTCAACAGCAAGTATAATTAGTGCGTTATTATTAATGTGATCACCATTTAAATATTCTGTAGGATTACTCAAATCAATAATTACATCGTATAGGCCATCTAGTGCTTGTTTTAGGTTAGGCCACTTATCTTGATTGTGGTTTCCAATTACATCGACGTTATTGGCATCAACTCCGTGTATTTCTAAGGTTCTATATGCTACTTGTGCTAGGAATCCGCTGCCTAGAATAGCTATTCTACCATTTTTACGTTCAAGAACACCGTCTAGATTTTGTGTAACAACATTGATCCCGCATGCTACTGGTTCTAAAATATATTTAGGTTCAGCTGTGGGCACTTGCACATATTCTTCTTTACGTACATTGTAGTAATCGGCATACGCTGGTTCTCCTCTAGTAGCAACGTAATCGCCGATGGTAACATCTTGTATATTTTTGCCTATGCGAGTCACTTGTCCTAATCCTTCATGTCCATGCATTTCAATAGGTAGTGGGCCAAATTTTCCCTGCATCATTTCAATGTCACTACGACATACTCCAGTCAACACAGCTCGTACTTCAATTTCATCATCTGTAATATCTAATTTTTCCCAATTGACTTCAACGAATTCACCTTTGCCATCAGTGTATAAATGTTTTACTTTCAAGTTGTTTTTCCTTCAATATGTTTCCAATAATGCATCATACTGGTTATTATAATGCCAATTAATACAGCATAGGCGAGATTTAAAATGACAGTTAGAATAGTTACGCTTGTTATAATTATAATATCTTCTTTGCTTTTGCCTGTCAATTTCAGACTTTTCCAATCAAAGGTATGATAACATACTACAAACATTACCCCAATAAGTGCAGCTAGTGGAATATTTTCAATAACCACACTAGCGAATAATATATATGCTAAGATACATAAACTCTGCACTATGCCTGCTAGTCTGTGAAATCCCCCTGCTTCTAAGTTGATTACCGTTTGTCCAATCATAGCACACCCTCCCATGCCACCAAAGAACCCAGTTAGTACATTACCTGCACCTTGGGCCATGCTTTCTTTGTTTGGGTGTGTCTTATGATTAGGCTTATGGTTATGTACAAAATCATCTACAAGATTTGCTGTTAACAACGTTTCAATCAGCCCAATAGCAGCTAGAATAAATGCATATGGTGTGATGATAGCCAGTGTTTCCCATGTAAATGGGACCATAGGTATGTTAAATTCAGGGAGTGCACCTGACACGCTAGCAATATCTTTAACGTACTGTACGTCTAAGTTGAATACTAGCGCAACGCCACTGGCAATTAGAATACCTATCAAACTGGCAGGAATTCGCCGAGTTATCTTTGGAGTTACATATACTGCAAGAACAGTTAATAATATTAATCCTATAGTATTGTATAGTATCTGCCCTTGTAACCATGCATCATCTGGACGCAGCTGATGGAATTGAGCTAAGAATATTACTAGTGCCAGTCCATTTACGAAACCAGTCATTACTGCTGGCGACACCAACTTGATTAG